AGAAATGGCCCGAAATTATCCCGTTGCTCCTGGTAATTCAGTAACTTTTAAAAATGAGAATGCTCCGTATGTATATACTAAGACAATGGGATTCTCTCAATTGGATCGCCCTATATTTGAAAAATATAAGTTGGTAAAGGAAGATGCTCCTGTAAGTGAAAAATCTGAGCAAATAGAGACTAATTATAATTCAATGATAGAAAATACAAATGAAAAGATAAACTCTCTAAATGAGGAAATTTTGAGGTTGTGGGATGAGATAAATACCTTAAAGAAACCATCTAAGAAGAAAGAGAGTGATTAAATATGAATATGAATGGAATGATGAACTTTTATCAGCAGTTCAGAGCTAATCCAATGCAGATGCTGTGTCAGCGATTTAATATTCCCCAAAATATAAATAATCCGAATGATATATTACAGCATCTTCTTAATACAGGCCAGATCTCTCAAAATCAGGTGAATCAAGCAATGCAATTAAGGAACAATCCTATTATTCAACAAATGATGAAAAGATATTAAAGACAAGATGCGCATAGTCTTTGATATAGATCCGACTAATCAAAAATGATTAGTCGCTAACCGCATAAATTAGCGGTAGAAAGGAGCAAATATGGCTTTAACAGATGAAAGTGGAATGAACACAACAATGCTTGTATCTCCTACAGGTGGATACATGGGTGGTAATTCAGGCTTTGGTAATGCCTTTGGCGGTGATTGGGCTTGGATTATTCTTTTACTTTTACTCGGCTGGGGTAACAACGGCTGGGGTGGTAACGGTGGATTCGGTGGAAATTATGATTTCCCTTGGCTTATGACCGGACAACAGAATATCAACACCAATACCAATAATGGATTCCGTGATGCTATGATTAACGATGGTATTAATTCTATTCAGAATGGCATCAATGGCCTTCAGACACAGCTTTGCAATTGTTGCGCTGATATTGAACAGAGTGCTAATGCTCGCCAGATGGCAAACATGCAGTCTATTTTCGGAGTACAGTCGGCTCTTCAGAATTGTTGCTGTGAGAATCGTGCTAATATTGCAGATCTTAAGTATACGGTTGCTACAGAGAATTGTGCTGATCGTGCAGCACTTAATGAGGGCGTAAGAGATATCATCGCATCACAGACAGCAGGCACTCAGAGGATCTTAGATCAGCTTTGTGCAGATAAGATTGATGCTAAGAATGATGAAATCGCAAATCTTCGTCAGCAGATAGCAATGAAAGATCTTGCTGCTTCTCAGGTAGCTCAGAATGCATTTATCGCTCAGGGATTCTCGAATGAAGTAGATCAGCTTTACAACAGATTGAACAGCTGTCCTGTTCCTACAACTCCAGTTTACGGACGTACTCCTATATTCACTTGCAACAACAACACCTGTGGTTGTGGATGTAACGGTGGATTTTAGGAGGTGATTCTATGGCAGAGTTTACTAAAAACGAAGTGCAAACAGTACTTCCTAACCAGCCTGTTGCATTGAACACAACTATCGGATGCAACAAGGGTTATGTATACCATAGAAACGGAAGTGGTATTGTAACTCTTCGTGGAATCACGAATAATTGCTTTGCAAGATACCAGGTTACATTTAATGGCAATATTGCTATTCCGGATGGAGGTACAGTAGGGCCTATAAGCGTAGCGTTAGCTCTTGATGGAGAACCAATCCTTACAAGCAGAGCTATTGTTACTCCGGCAGCTACTGCAGCAAATCCGCCAACACAAGATAATTTCTTTAATATCACTAGCACTGCCATAATTAATGTTCCGAAAGGATGTTGCTTTAACATAAGTGTGGAGAATACTTCTGAAAGTACAACTCCAGCAACAACTCCAGCTCCAACAATATTAGTACAGAATGCTAATATGACAGTATCTCGCATAGCATAGGAAGGAGGAAATAGGCATGCATAAACTTATAGATTATATTTGCGATGAAATGGAAGAACTTGAACGCAAAGCCGAAAAGGGTAAACTTTCAATGGCAGAAGTTCAGTATGCAGATATGCTTGCTCATCTTAAGAAGAATATCCTTACATCTGATGCGATGATGGAAGAAGATGAATATAGCAATGAAGGCGGAAATTCCTATGCTAGAGGAGATGGCAGAGGAAGAGGTAGAAATGCCAGAAGAGATTCTATGGGCAGATATTCTTCAAGAATGTATTATGATGACAATTCTAATGATCGTGGTTACAGCAGAGACATGATGTCTCAGTTAAGGGATATGGAACGTAATGCAGAGGATGAAGAATCTCGTAGAATGATTAAGAATTGGATGAAGCAAATAGGAGATAGATAATGTTTACTAGAGCAGAATTAATGGATGCTATTAATGAGATAGAATCCGGAAAGCACAGTATTCAAAATTGTGAGAGATTAGCTGCTATATACACTGTATTAGATCACAAATATCAACCTGAGATTTCCGGTTATTCCGGAGACAATAAGATAGATGATGTAATTGGCTCATATGGCAAATCCGAATTTTTGGATTTAGTATCCGGTAAACCGTCCAAGGAAGTTTGGCTCTTGATAGATGAATTAATAGAAGCTCTGTACGTTCTTAATCCAAAACTGCTATTTAATTTCTTAAACAAATTAAGAGCACTCTGAATAGGAGTGCTCTTAAAATTTGCGATTTTAAAGAATTTTAGTCGTTAATAATAAAATCATCGAATGTAAATTTTAAATTACGCAAATTTAAAATTTCAAATGGCAAATACTATGATCTCGTCTTACGAACTCTTTTCTTCGGTTGTTCTGATAATTCCTCAATTTGATCCGGTATATTTTCATACGGGAACGGAATTTCTTCTCTCGGATCCTCCTGAGCCTTTTTCATATCTTCTTCTACTACCTTAGCTGCTTCTTCTCTGGCTAATTCACTCCTGGATTTTCTTACAGGCTTTTCTTCCACTTCTTCTGCAACATCAGAAGCATCAGCCATTCGGGTCCTGCGTCTACGAGATTCAGGCTTTTCAACTTCTCCTGCTTTTTCGGTATCAAGTTTGGCTATTTCCGTATCAGATACGGCATCATCAAACTCGTAATAGTTACGAATCTTTGCATCCACATACTTGAGATCATTGTCGATACTATAGCTATCAAACATTCCGAGAGGTGATTTTACAGTGTCCTTGCCATTATTCTGAGTATAGAAATAATAGTTCCCTTCGGAAACGCCCGTACGAAGTACGATTGTAAATAATCCCTCAATGGTAATCTTCTCACGAAGTAATTTACCAATCAACTTGACGGTTGTGATACCATTCTCGAGGGTCTCGCAATGACTTAAATAATACACAGTAACATCTTCCGGTAATTCACTGCATATGTTGATTACCTTAAAGTAATTGGATCCGAAATCGTTCCACTTATCCCAGCCATTCTCATTAATTCGGTCCATATAAGGAACTGAAAGAATGTACTGAAAATCGTCGACGACTATCATTTTCTTACCTTCTTTTACCTGATCTTTCATAAAATCACAGATCTTATTGCAATCTGTTTCTCCATTAAGAGAAGCAAACTTCTTACTTCCCTTAAAAGGCAATGGTTTACCTACCGGGTTAACAATAGCCGTAGTTGCCGGATCACAGTTTCTGAGAGATGTACTCTTACCTGTGCCACTTTCTCCCATAATTAAAATCTTTTCTGCCATATTATAATTTCCTCCTTATTTATTAGCAGTTCTATGAAAAACATTATTAAGCTTGTCTATTAATGTTTCTCGTTGCTCTTTCTTGATCTGATTAAATGTGGCATTTCGATGGAATCTTGTGAAATCTACTTTCTTATTATGACTCCTCTGAGATCTTTGCTTGTGTTTTGTCGTTGTCGACATTATAATTTCCTCCTTTAATACTTTATATCAAAAGATGCTGGCACATCTTCGACTGAACATGCTTTGATTATTTCTCCGGTTTCTCCATTAATAACTTCTCCATCACTAATTATGAGCTTCTTCTTAAATTCTGCCCAATCCGGAGATTTCTTAATCTTGATATAATCAAATTCCTTATTGGTTTCTAAATAAGCCATTAACTTATCTTCATCATGAATTATCCTAGTTGTTGGCTTCTTCATTACCAAAGATCCGGAAAGAAGATTATAAGTTTCTTGTGTCTTAGTTTCCTTGTGTGGAACTTTAGTGAAGTATTCAGCCAAGCAGCTCTTTAAGAATGATGTTTTATCATCATAGACCCTTTTAAGATCTTCAATCTGCTCTTGTAGTGCCACAATGCGATCCTCAGCTATAGCTATAAGTCTGTCTCTCTCTGTTTCCTCTTCTTGAATTTTCAC